CAGGCGTCGTCGGTAGCGTATACGCGATACCCGTCGCAGCATCCATCAAGAATACCTGACCGCTTTGGGCGGCCGTGAGCGCAACGGTCGCGCCACCAGAGGCGTTGACTGCGCCTGGAACACCGAGCACGCCGCCAATCGTCGTACCAGCGGGAAGCGTGGTCGCACCCGTAACAGCGAGCGTGCCCGTAACAGCGAGCGTGCCGCCGAGTACCACGTTCTTGTTCGTGTTGAGCCCCTGGTACTTCACCAGAGGCAAAGCATCTTCGAGTAACATCGACATAATCTTGTAGACCCTCCCCCGTAAACGGGGTCAAAGGTGATTATTTTTTCTTAGAAGACCAGAATCGTTTAGAACGTAGTTCACTCACTCGTTTCGCCTGCCAGTCTTTCATTTCGGGACGATCCCAATGTTCGTGGCTATGCGTCGACTGAGTAAGCAGTTCAAGATTTTCTGGTCGATTATCGTCTTTGAATCCATTGATGTGGTGAACAACCTCATGCTCTTCGAGCAATCTTCCAAGTTTTGTTTCCATCACAAGGCGATGTTCTCGAACATATCCATTCGCTAATGCGTTCGGATGATCTGGCTGTCTCACATAAACGTATCCATCTTTGCTTAAGACCTTTCCGCCTTTCCAAACATTGTTTCCGTTTCCAGTTCCATGATTGAGAGTCTGAATGACTTTCAAACGATGTTCCTCGGTTAGTTTCTTCCCAAGATGAGCCTGACGCAGCTTTTCTTTGGTTTCTATCGAATGATGATAACCAAGCCGTGAAAATGGAATCCCTTTAGTTGAGAACGGACGAGCCTTTACTCCGAGCTTTTTCAATCGGCGCGAGATTGACTTTGCGTCGCAGCCGAATTGCTTACCGAGGACTGTCATTGACTTTCCTTCGGCGTATTCCTTGACGAGCTGATCTTCGTTGAGAGATGTGGGTTTCATAGGCCACTATATTCTCACTTCTGATCTACACCGTCAAGCAATTTTTACACACCTGTCACGCCTGTCAAAACGCCCTGGCGCAACGGGTTGTCGCAGCAGAGTTCGCCACCGAGGTAAATGTGACCGACGACAGCAGCGGCATCCGAAGGCTTGATCCAGCCGCTCCATGAGAAGCCGAGGCCCAGCACGTTCGAGTAATCGTTGCCTTCGATGTCAACGGACTTGTACTTAATGGCTTCCGTCATCGCCATCGGGAGCGCGCGCCACTCAATGAAGTTTTCGTTCAAGAAGTAGAGGTTGCCGACCGTACACTTTTCATCAGCCAAGATCGCGAAGCCCTTATAGTCCAAGCCAGTGAAGCCTGTACCACCGATGAAGCCCGACTGGGAGTTCAAGCCCTTGTTGTCGTTCTTCATGTTAGCTGGCGTCTTGTTGATGCGTTCTTGCGGCTGGAGAAGCTGTTCGTACAAAGCCCAGGTCGCGGGATCGGTCACACCGACAGTCGGCTTGATCGTGCCAGAGGTCACGGCGTTGTAGAGCGTCGCCATTTTCGGCAAGGACAGTGTGCCGCCCGAAGCCGTTTTGGTTGCTTTGATGGTTGGGAAAGTCGTGCGGGACAATCCACCGAACGTCGCAACGGAAGTACCGTCATCGACGATCGCAGCGAGACCCAAAGGATCTTTGTTTCCGTTGCCCGTGCCATCGAGATAGAACAAGCCACCGACCGAATCGGCCATGTCTTGTGCGGCACCCTTCACTTCGATCGCAGCGAGGTCGATGATCTGATCATCCGTCGCGTTGGCGGACAATTCATCAAGCGGCAAGGCGACCGAGATTTGATAGAAAGCAGGATCGAAGGCCAAGAGCTGGCGGTTGTTCGTGGCGGACGTGGAGAACGTATCCATGCCTGCGAACGAGGTTCCCGTGCTGTTCTTAGAGACTTTCACTGGGTACTTCATTTGGTTACCGCTCCACTTTTTCGCGCGCGATACAGTGCGTGTGAAGAACACGTTGCTTTTAAGCACAGTGTCAACCACGAAAGGCATCAGCTTGAAACGTGTGGTAGTGGTAACTCGATTGCCTAATGTAGCCATAGAGTTGAATGAGTGAGATTAAAACAGGTCGGTTACGTCTTTTCCTGCGAAGTCCGCAGCGGTCATGTAGTCTTTTTCACCGCTTCCATCACCGCCGCTGTGCGAGGGTGACAGTGAATTGGCGAAGGACTTGCGCGCACCCATGCGGGCTGCGTTGGAATTGCCGTTGATTTTTTCCATCAGCGTCAGACCCTTGGCCAGATCGTAGTTTCCGTCTTGATCCATGACTGGATTTTCGAGCATAAACTTCGCGAGTTCCTGGCGTTGCTCTGGGGTTTTGATACGCCCGCTTTCTTCAAGCGCGGCATACTGATCGTCGATGAAATCATTAGCTTCTTCAGTTGCTCGCTGCTCCGCAAGTCGTGGAGCCTCTTGTTCGCGAACCAATTCTTCCTTCACGCGCTGACGTTCAGACGCTTGATGGGCTTGGTATGCGTCCCAAGCGGCCTTGTCGCCTCCAAACCATGCTGGCACCGCCTGATCAGTGCTGGCGGCTGGTGCGGCGGCTTGCGTAGCTTTACGCTCCTGCTCTTCCTTGAAGGCAAGAAGTTCTTCGTTCTGGCGTAACAGTTCGCGATTGCGGCGCGCAACTTCGCGCAAGCGACCAACTGGTACTTTGTGCGATTCCGCACTCTTAGGATCAGTGACTTCGCCAGGAGTATTCTCGCCCTCCTGCGATGGCTCGTCTTCCTCTGATTCTTTGTCCGCTAGCGGGGCGGGAGGAGTTGTCATCTCCTCTGTCTGCTCGACAAACGGATCTTCACCGTCGGTCGGCAGGCTCGCTAAAAAGTCTGACACAAGGTTTTTGGTTTAATTGTGAATGAAATTACTTACCTGGCATCGGCTGTGGCGCGGCGGCGGCAGCCTTCAACGCGTCGGCTTGATAGCCCAGTTTCGACTTTTTCTTTTTCTTCATCGGCATCTTTCCTTTCGGCATAGCTGCGGGCGGGGGAAAAGGCATACATCTTAGGCTAAGGGGTTATTAGAGGCTCCGAGCGCAGGCATCGGGCCTGCTGGAGGTGCTGGGGCTTGTTGCGGTGGCGGTAGACCCGCTGGGGAACCAGGCGGCGCACCAGGGACACCAGGCGGTGCTGGCGGCGCGGCTGGCCCACCCGCAGGTGATACCTGACCAGAATCATCTGGCTTCTGTGGCTGATTCAATTCTGGGAAGAGCGAAGCAGGATTTGATTTCCACAGATACAAGTTCTTCGCGGCCTCGCGTGGGTTCGGGTAATCGAGGCGTTCAAACAGCGTGATAGGATCGAGCGCACCAGCCGAGAACAATTCCACGGCTTCGTTGCGGCGCGACATCGGATCTTGCGGGATCATCGAACCTTCCTTGATCGTGACGCGGATGCGGCGGTTCAGATCCGACTTCTTCAGCTCGACGTACTCGACGGCGTTTTCCTTCCCGATGATCGAAGCAGTGTGATCCTCGGAGTAGTAGACGTAGAAGAGTTGAACCCACCAGTTGTAAATGTTGTCGGCTGCCTGTTCGATGAAGGCTGTGACACCCCCACCGATTCGATCCAATTCCTGCGAGCGCGCGGCTGCTTGACCCTTCTGCGTCTTGGAATCGCCTTGAGCAGCTTGACCACCCGACAAGACTTTCGTTCCAAATATGCCTTTGAGTTCGTTGCGATAGTCCAGGAGTGTTTGATAGACCATCGGAGCCAACTCTGGGGCTGCTAGGCGTGCGATGGCTTTATTCACGTCACCGCTTGGAACCCAGATCGTGTTGCCCTTGCGGACGGCTCCAGCGACGCTGTATGCCTGCTCCTTGGTGAACACGTCGCCCGACACTGCCAAACCATTGTTGGTATTCTGCGCGTTCTTGCGGATCTGTTTGTTCAGTTCGTTGATGTTCTTTTGGTTTGGAATCGCTTGCTCGAACATGTTCGTATCGTCCACTGGATGCTTGCCCAAGTTGAAGACCGACAGGAAGATGAACGGCATTTTGCGCTGCTGGAAGTGGTTCAACCCACGGCGCAAGGCTTTCGGACTGACACCTGGAATGTTCGGATCAGGCGGGATGTCGTAGTTCCAGTGAGGATTGCGGCCTTTGGAAAGGACTTTCTTCTTCAACGTCGAGAACGTCATGTCGGGCGTCCACCACTCGATGAAGCCGATCTCAGTTGCATCGTTGTCCTTTGATTCCGTGTCGATTTCCTTGGCCATCGACTTGAACATGCGCTTCATGTCGCCTGCCGTTTCCTTGCGGTGAATGCCGAGGTACCCGCCCGTGTACTCGCCTTTCTCGTCGATCGTGGCATCAGGGTCGAGGATCATCACCTGTGGACGTTTGACGACCGTCTTGATGTCGTCCGACTGCTCTGACCAACCGACCTGCACCACACCGAGGAAGTACATAGCCCAGTAGCGCGTGAGACGCGACAGGCTGATTTTGAGCGACTGACGATCGGCCTGGAAGCGGAGGAACTGGGCCACCTTGTCCGCGAGATCAATGCCGTCAGGCGTGTTGTCCGTCGTCACGACTGGATCAGGATTGCGCGCCGATGAGAACGGGATGAAGGTTTCGAGAGCTTCCCAAAGCGTGTTGTCCGCCATTGGATCGTTCTTCACCATGTCGTCGATGTTGTTGTTGAACGCCTTGCCCAACCAGTATTCATCCGAGGCTTTGCGACGCTTCTGAAGGCCAGAATCAAAATCCTTCCAGCGATCCTCCCAAGTTTTCGCTGATTTCAAAAGATCAGCGTCATTGGTGTCTGTTTGTAATTCAGGAAGAGAAGGCGTGAGTGGGCCTTCCATCGTTTCCAGTTTTTCGGGATTCTCAACCTTGTTGATATCTTGGCCAAGGGAGAAGAATCCATCGAGTAAATCAGGAGAACCCATACAAAAAGGCGAGACACCAAAGAATAAATTCTTGAAGGTATCCCGCCGCTGTATAGGTAGGGAATCAGGAGCAACCGAGTACGGCTAAGTTGTCTTTACGTTCCAATTTCTTGATACAACCCGCGCTATCATAGTGGATTGTAACACTTCCTTCCGCTATGTCAAAAGCACCCGAAGCAATCAAGATGTTTGCCAGGTCAATGTACCGCTGGATCTTGGTGTCAGCCGATACGATCTGGATTGAAAGCAGGGTGGGTGGCATATCAATCATCGGTTACCTCGTCCTCGTCTGGAAACGCTGGCGATGGCGCGTGCGTCTTGCCGAAGATGAGCGATGGCGACGGTCGAAGCTCGGTTGAGTCCTCGCCTGATGACATGAACGAGGCTTGACCCTTCTGCCCGTATTTCTCCATGCCGACGCGCCACAGCACCGTTGCGTGCGCCCAGTGATCCATGCCGTTTGAAGAGAGCCACTGGAAGATGTCGTTGGCCCGCGAATCCTTGCCGTTGACCTTGTAGAGCGTGCGCCAGTGTTTGATGTAATCCTCCCAATCCATCAGGTTGCCTTGAAGCGGGATGCGGCGCGTCAGGAACTCGTCAATCACTAACTGGATCATCGGGTTACGATCCGAGGCCACGGAGCCGAAGTCTTGTTTCTCACCCCATTTTATAAGATTGAAGTTCTTCTTGTCGCGTGCGTAGTGGTTCAGAAACACTCGACCAGGGAACTTCTCACGCAACTCGCGCGGCCCTGTGATGTCAGGGGCACCATCGACGATCAGAACAGCAGTTGAATCGTTGCGAAGATATTGCTCGATCGTCTTCCAGCTTTCCGTCACGCCGTAGAAGTAAAGTCCCTCGGAGTTGCCCATGACGTAGTGCTTCTTGACGCCACTATCGCAGCCGATGATTGTTCCCTTCTGCGAGTTGACCTGGAGCGTCATGTTGCGCGTGAAGATGTCGTCGCTGATCGACGAACCATCCACAGCGTATGGCAGACCGAGAACCGATCCCCAAAAGTATTCGTGTCCCTTGGTGTTGAAGTATCCCAGGATCTCGCGTGCCGTGACCCAGGGAGCCATCATCAGGCTCATGTGGTAGCCAGACCATTCACCAACAGCTGTGGGCTTCCAGACGCCAACCCGACGTGTCTCACGGGTGATCTCGGCGTCACAACCGAGACATTGGTAACACTCGCGCACCTTGTCGATGGATTCAGGCCAGCGAAGATACTGCTCCTCACCACACTCGGGGCAGGTGATGAACCATTCTTTCTTGTCCGAGAGTTCCCACGCAACGGAGCCAGCCGCACCCATGTTGCGAGGGTTGGTGAACTGCCACTTGCCTTTGTACTTGGACTGCTGAAGGCGTGAGTCCAGCTTCTCGATGTTCTCCTGGCTCGACGCGTCGAGTTCGTCGTTGACGTTCAGATCCGACGTGGTGATGAGCGTGTCGGCCAGCGTGTTGGTTCCCTGGTAGTTGACCATGTTATCCCCAACCTGCTTCTGTTCGAGCGTGTCTGATGTTTTGATGTACTTCTGAAGCTCTGGGTTGTTTTCGATGATGCGGTTGACCTTGGAGCGAACGAAGCCGTACATCGCATCCATCGTCGGCAGTGTGTAGATGATCTCAAACCTTTTATACTTTGCGGCCCACAGAGTCTTGATGATCATCAGCGTTGAGAAGCCGAGCTGCGCTGCCTTCAGCACGATCTGAAGCGACGACCAATCATCAGCGATATCAAAAAGAAAAAGATGGTCGCGCCAATCGAGCGATTCACCTTTCTCGTTCTTCACGTTGTAGAGATCAAGCCAAATGGAAAACTCCAACGTCGTCAGGTCGATGAGATCCTGCTTAGTTGGACTTGACGTATTTTGTTCGGACGTTGGTTTTGATCCCATGTGAGAGGAGAGCCAATTCTTCCAAACGAGCCTGATCAATGTTCACTTGAAGCACTTCAGCCTTAATGGGCGCGTATGTCCCATGAACCTTGAAAGTCATGTCAGCAGCCGTCAAACGATCTCGCGCTTTCTCTTCCACATTGGTAAGGATCTCGCTCACAACTCCCTTGGCAGTTTCAGGATCGAAGCCAAGTATTCTCATTTCCTCTTGGACGCCTTTTGCGGCTATCACACGGCCAGGTGTTGCTTTCGCTGTCGTTTCGTCGTAGCCAGCTGAAACCAGCATTGTGTCTAACCTGTCGTAATCCCCATTAGACACTGCCTCGACGAGTTTCTTAGCAAGCCGTTTCTGTCGCAAAGTGGCCATATCTCATCATAATAGCTC